CTTTTGTAGATAAGATAACTCAAAAAGTTTACAAAAGATTAAAAAAATATTGTAAAGATTGTGAAAACCCTATGAGAGCAATAAGGCATGCTCTTGAAAAACATCCAGACACACCACCTAAGACTGATCACTGTCAACATTGTTTTAAAAAATGTAAAACTGTTTTACATCATAACCATAAAACAGGAAAATTTGTAAGATGGTCTTGTGTAAATTGTAATAGTAGATTTGTAAAAGATACTTTAAAAGAATATATAGAAGAAGGGAGACGTTGGTATAATGAAAAAAATTAGTAAAAGACATGTTTGATAAATATATATATCAAGGGTTACATTTTTTAATGAAATGGTCAGGCCAAATTAATTCATGGGCATGGCGTAAACACGCTAAGATACTTCGAGACAAACAAAAAATATCTATGGATAAGTTAATAAGACGACAAGAAGCAAGTGCTTATTTAGAAGAGTTAAAAAGAAAACTATGAGTAATAAAAAAATAAAAAGTGAGGCTATGAAAGAAGTCAAACACATGCAATCTAAAAGTGAAGGTACTAAAGACATGAAACAAATGCAAAGATCAAAAGGTAAAGGTTGGGATGGTAAGTCACGTCCTGTAACAGATGAGTATCGTAATCGTTGGGAAGAAATTTTTGGTAAAAAAGAAGTTGAAGAATTAAAAAAAAGTTATGAACAATCAAAACGTAACCGAGACGAACGTATAAATGATGAATGATAAAGACATAAAAGACTACCATAAGTTAGTCGATAAACTTGAAAAACAGACCAAGGTTCATGGACCAAAAAAATCGAATAGATACAGCTATATACAAGGAAAACAAATCACGGACCCCGGAACAGGAAAACGTGTTTACGAGATAAGTAATTATAGACTTCCCAGTGTAACTACGATATTAGGAGCCACCAAAAATCAAGATTTTATAAAAAAATGGAAGGCTAAAGTAGGTGAACAAGAAGCAGAACGAATTAAGAATCATTCAAGCTCCAGGGGGACCTGTATGCATAAATTCCTCGAGCATCATGTTCTCGGAACTGGCTGTGTTGATCTTACAAGCATCGGACAAGAGGCGCGTCCCATGGCCGACAAAATTATTGAGATGGGTTTATCGGCAGTGGACGAGTATTACGGTTCGGAAGTTACGTTACATTATCCGGATCTATACGCAGGTGCAACAGACCTTATCTGTTCACATAATGGCATGGAGACTGTTGTTGACTTCAAACAAAGTAACCGTCCGAAGAGGGAAGAATGGATTGAAGATTATTACATGCAAATTGCAGCATACGCCATGGCCCACGACTACGTCTACGGTTCTAAAATTAAACAGGGAGTTATCATGGTATGCACGCCTGACTTATATTACCAAGAGTTTAAAGTTGAAGGATTGCAACTAAGAAAATGGAAACATGAGTTTCTTAAAAGATTAGGTATGTATCATGAATTGCAAAATGATGAAAAAGAACATACAGCACCTATGAAGCCAGAAGATTTTACAAAGTGACAAATTTACAACATATGGCAAAAATACAACAATTGTGTTTAAATAAAGGCAAGATTAAGGCACAAATTGTCGACACCGGGGGTGTCGCAAGGGTGTCGAAGGGGTGTCGCAAACCAGGTTTAGGTGTCGACATTTCATGGTTCTTTATAATAATTCTAAACTATCTGCGTCATAAGTGTACAAAATTAGGCCAATTGTCGACACCTTCGACACCCTGCCGACACCCTGCCGACACCCCCCCTGTCGACAATTTATGGTTAAATAACCTTTGGCATACGCTACTTATAAGAGATAGGTATTACTTATTTACTAATGCCGACACCCTTTTAGATTTTAGCGCAAATGTAATAAAAAAAAATATAAATACCTTGTTAGGTGTCGACAATTGAATTAAGGCAAAAATATGATTGGTACAATATTTAGTATGATGACAGAAACAGATTTTTGGGATATGTTTAATAAGAAACACAACTCAAAATATTATGCCCAAAAGAAAAAACAAATCCAGGAATTTAAATACGTACTCAAAACCCAAATTAATAAAAGAACAGGTGAAGTTTCCGTACTCAAGATACAAAATTGATTGGTGTGATATTATTACGGAAGGTGGTTGGGGTTCAGAGAGAGAATTTAAGAATATGAAACTAGCAACACCTGTAAGTGAAGGTTATTTATTTAGTAAAGATAAACACACTGTAAAAATATTTGCAGGTTATGATATTGATGATGATGGGACTATTACTTTTAGTGAACGTTCTGTTTTCCCGACTTCTTGCGTTTTGAAGATGACGAAACTTCATTAATTTCTTCTGGTAATGCATCCACAACTTTCGCATTTAAAATCGGCGCGTAATCTTCTAGTATTTGCTTCATTTTTAATTCTAGTTCTGCCTCTGATAGTTCTTCTAGCTTACCTGTTTTTATTATTTTCCGGTCTATGTATAATCCTGCAGCCATCCCTCTATTCTTTTCAGCGTTGGTCGCAGCAGAGAAAGCGCCCTTATTTAAAGCGGCCTCTCTAATTTTACCAAGTTCAGCTACATGTTTGTCATAAGTGACAGCATATTTTTTAAGTTTCTCTTCTCGTAATGATCCAATGTATTGTACCACTAACGGAGATAGTCTAGGATTTTGTAATTCTGATGCTTCGACACTGGCTCTATTTTCACTGTAGCCTGCTTCTATTGCAGCTTCTCTTGCCGTAGTTCTGCCTTCATTGAATACTATATATTCAGCAAATCTTTTTTGCATTTCTGTTAATCTTTTTGGAACACCCATCTTGACATTTTAAGGTAACTATCCTATATTGTCAATATGAAAGATGAAGACAAAACATTTGAAAACGAGACAATAATTGATTTTAAACGAGCAAAAGATGACAGAGGTCATAATGATTTGGAGCGTACAGTAGATAAACTACGTAACAATATTAGAGATTTATTATCTATGAATGATCAATACAAAAAAGAACTTGCAAACCAGATATTTAAGATTAATATCCTTGAGCAAGAATTAAAAGATTTAAAAAAAGAAAGATCCGATCATTACAATGCTAGTTAAAGACCTTCAACAAATATTAGGTAATTTTACAGATAAGTTTGCAACTGGTAAAGGTATGGTTGCAGGTAAAACTAATGCTATTGGATTTGCTAGAGTTTATGTAGACATGGGTAATAACAAACTTCAAGAAATTATAAGAATTGAAGCACAAGAAAATAACATTATAGCAGCTAAAGAAGGTGTAAGATTAGTTCTTAAAACTGCCACGCAAAAACCAAAACTAATTTTATAGAAGGGAGTATTATGGAAATAACTGAAGAACAAAGAAAACAAATGTTGCAGTATTTATGGGGAAGACCTTATGGAGAAGTTGCACAAATTATAGCTATGTTAGTATCATTAAAGCCAAAAATGACTGACAGTGTTACCCCTAAAAAGTAAGTGGGACCAGAGTCTAAATTATACCAAAAAGTGCGTAAGTCTTGGAGTGATTTTTCTCTTACAAGGCTGGAAAACCTTAGCTCTCTTGGCACTCCTGATATACTGGCTAGCAATAACCATGGCCACTTTTTCACTGTTGAATTAAAAGTAACCAAGGGTAAAAAATTAAAGTTTTCTCCACACCAAATAGCGTTCCATGTGAAACACCCTCACAATACTTTTATCTTAGCAGAGGCCCTCGGTCCAAGAGCCTTGAATCGTTTTCAAATGTTCCGTGGTTCAAGAATCATGGAGCTTGAAGCTTGCGGCTTGGAGCTTGAAGCTTGTTGCTTGGGGCTTGACGCTTGTGGCTTGATGCTCTCTGAGCTTGGCGCTTGAAGCTTGAAGCTTTCTAAAGATTGGAGCGTGATGCTTGACGCTTGGGGCTTGAAGCTTGAAGCTTGGATCATGGCGCTGCTTCCACTTATGGTCCTGAAAAAACCATATAGCTGGACCGGGTGCACGCGCAGCCATTGATATCGATCCACCATCACTGGTGAAACAGCTTTCAGCTAATGACCCGATCCGTTTATTCACAGCTGTGAATTTTTTTTTAATGCTCACCGTAGCAAACATTAGAAACTGATTTGTCCCAGCAAGCTCGACAATCTTTGCATTGATTACCCTGAAGCGG